ACTCTATTGTACCAAAAACAAAACTGCCCAGAGCCTAAACCCTGAGCAGTTCTGATTATATTAAATTATGAAGCGAGTGTGCGGTCTACAATCTTTCCGTAAGACGCATTGTCATTGGGAAGAAGTCTGAATGAGACTTCGAACATTGTAGGCTCGTCACGCTTTGCTGATACTGTAACGCTTTCGATTGAAAGAGCACGGTATGCAACATATACACGCTCAATGCTTGTACCAACTGCACAGTCTCCTGTTCCTGGACCAACTGCAACGAGACCACGCTCAACTGGACATTCACCGATTGTTCCTGCACCAAGGTTAAGAACACGGTCACCTACGTATCCGTAAGCACCGAACTCGGCAAACCCAGAAGCACTGTTGTCAAAACCAGGCTTTTTGCCTCCATCTGTTGGATCAACATCTGGTTGAAGGTCTCTTTGGGGACCAGCAATTGCAAATAGTAGGTTGTCAAGAGTTGCTTCAGCGAACGCTGTGTTAAGGTTAACTTGCATACCTTGCTTGTAAAGCTTGGCTACGTCAAGAACCTGGTCAACCTGGACCTCACCGAAGTCAGGCTGGAAAACGATTTCAAGACCGTTCATTGTGTAACCAACGTTACGGAAATCGGCATCGTTTGTTAGGGTCTTTGTGTAAGCTTCGTTAACAACAAAGTCGGGAAGGTCGATCTCAGCCTGAGCGTTAGTAATACCACCGCTTGTGTTCTGACCGATTGGACCATCCTCATATGTGAATAGGGCTGCAGCACCAACGATAATGTTGGAGCTTGTACCTCTCTTATATTCTGCCATATTTATTTCACCTCTTTTTCTTTATAGAATTAGGGGCGTTTCCTCACTTTAATTATACCCTGCGTTTATACAAGTGAGTCTGATCTATGCCATTCATAGTCAATAATTATTTTATTACCTGCATAGGTACGAGCAGTCCCAAAATCAATAATGTCACGAGTTTCTTCAAGTTGATAAATTTTAAATTCGTGGAAATATGGCATAAGAAAATCTTTTCCATCAAAAGTAACCTTGTTGTGTGTTACTCCATCTACAACAACAGTACCATCTGCCTTTGATTCAATCCAGGCATTTATATCCTGTGCAGATTCATCTCCATTATCAAGAAGATCTTGTATCTTTTGTGTCATTTCAATTAGATTTTCAACGGCATCTTCTGTTAAAGCATAAAAGTAGTAGAGTAGTTGCTCACACTTAATATGTGGAAATGCTTTACGACGCATTTTAAACATTCTGTCATATACTGCTGCCTGTCCGTTAAAGTTATACTTAACAGCAGAACTTCCAGAAAGAACATCAAGAGTAAAGTCATTTGCGATACTAAAGTCGCTTGGATATGTTGGGTACATTGGGACTGCACCGAAACCGCTACCTGCAAGTTTTTCTTGAAGGTATTTGTTAATAAAAATTGGTGGGTAATAAATAGCCATTATCGTTTAACTCCTACATTTGCTACCCAAGAATATCCTGTAGCAACTCCTAGAGATCTGCCTCCACGTTTTCCAGCATTAATGTTTTTCTTAAATACTTCTGGATTCTCTAGATAATCCATAATACCACTTACTCTTAAAAATGCTTGAGAAAAATAATTATTAAAGAATGAGTCGAATACTTGCTCAAATCCATTCTGTGCTTCAGTTCCTCCAGGATTTTCAACAACAATTGGTTGTTTTGTAAATACTGTCTCTCCACCATCTTCAAATACAAGAGTAGAAGATCTTCTTGGTCTTATCACTACAGGGATACCGTTTTCAATAATTCTTGCCTTGTCGTAAAATGGCACTGTTGAACCATCTTTAATTGATGTTGATTGTCTAAATGTTGACTTAATAGATAGTCCAACATTTGACATTGTGTATGTAATATCAAATAGTCTAGCATTTGGACTACCAGTTTGATACCACTCATAAACGTGATGTAGTGCTGCTGGATTTGTTCTTGCATTTGCATCTATAAAATCTTTTAATAGATCTATTGCTTCCATACCAATAGCTTTTAGTATGTGCTGTTTTCCTCTTTGTACACCGTCCATAAAACCAACTGCATACTCCATTATATTATTCATAGATGTTGCAAATGCTTTTGTGTTGGTTGTAATTATCACTATACGTCTGCTCCCTGGTTTTCAGAGCGGCGTAGAACTACTTTATAGTACTCAACACTGCCAAAAGGATTTATAAAAGGTGCTTGTGTAGCAATTTCAAATAGGGTTGACTTTCCAGAACGAATTCCAGAAGTTTCTAAATAAATTGGATTTCCAATTGCGTCACGAATGTTTGTAATCAATACATTTGTAGATGCATTTTTATCGCTGTCACTTGAAATTCTGATATCTCTCATTACCCTACCAAGTAGTAGCATTTCTGTTTTGATATCTGGATCTGGCTTGATGTCTTCTTTGTAGGAGACTCCAGCCTCATTAAATGAGCAAGCAATTGTCTTGTCCATTACCCAAGTTTTTTTAACATTTCCATAAGCTGTTGTTTCAGTAATTGGATAGTATACATCTGCAAGCATTGGGAACATAAAGCTTGTAGCTTCGCAGGTAGCCATTAGAGCACCCCTAATCTTGTAATAGACTTAGCATACTTTGAAAGTATCTTGTCTACAAGAATATTACCTGTTCCTTCAAATACTCGCTTGTCGAACTGTAGCTTGTACTGATCTGTATTGTATGCTGTAACATAACGCTTGTAGTAGTCAAGCTGACCACATTCGATATCATTAATGAGCATCTTTGATGCACGAACAATGTCTGCAGGAACTCCTGTATAACCCACTTCAAGTATTATCTTGTAATCAAATGTCTTTGGGAATGTTCCAAAGTATCCTGTATTTAAATCAAGGTAGTCTGTGTTACCTGCAGGAAGAATTAGTGATGCCCCCTCAAATCTATTAAGAGCACCAGTCCAAGTTTGCTGAATCGCAGTCTTATCTTTTGTAATCTCAAAATTACGTTCGTATGCTGTTGGATTCGATGCGTCGTAAACTAGCACATTGTTTTCGTATACTTTAAGAATTTTTTTTGCATCTATCCATAGAGGAAGATAGTCTGCACCAAGACCAACTGTTTCAAGTGTGACCTTCTTATAGTAGAATCCTTGTGGAATAACAGAATCAATGACGGCTCTTGCAAGCTCTTCATTTAGAGTCTTGTTTGCAATATCCGTTGCTGTTTCAGCAAGGGTATTTGGGTCTGCATATGGTCTACGTACCTGATATGTTTCATCGTGAATAATATCATCAGATGCGTCTGTAATTACAATTCTATAGTCTGAGTCGTATGCTCCAGGTAGTGTGATTGTCCACACGTACCCTGCATTGTCTGTAACGGTTTGTGTTGTAGCACTAAGGTCCGCCATATCTGTAATGGTAGCAGTGAACTCCTCATTAGATGTATATGATGCTGGGATCGTATAGTCAACTTCCACAGCAGAATATGGCGATAGCCTTAGTAGTTCCATTAAATTCCGTACTCCTCCGCAACTTCTTCTGGAGTTGCTAGACGAACGTAGTTACGCTTTAACCACTTATTCGCCACATCTTTAGGGAAGATGTTATACCCTTTGTTAATCTTGCCAAGTCCTTCAATGAGGATGTTTTTATCTGAAAAAACTGCAAGCTTATCTGGTTCCTGTACTTCTGTAGCCTTTACTTTTGGCGATCTATCGGCAGGACCAGATCCAATTGCACCGTTGGCTGTTTCGGTAATTTTGCCAAATTTCTTTCCACCTTCGGATTTTGTACGAGATGAACCAATAACATTGTTATCGTCTGTTTCTGGTATACCTTTAATTTTTGTTTTAATATCTGCTGCAATTGACTCTGCTTGTGCAACAACTTCGTCTACTACACCTTCGTCTGTAGACTCTTCGACAGTCTCTGTATCCTCTACAACAGTTTCTTCTGGTAGATCTACAGGAGTAGCGTCTTCAATTTCTGTTTCGTTTGACATTGAAACCTCCTCCAATAATTATATCAGATTAAAAGGAAGGGCAGGAGCCGAAGCCCCTGCCCAACGTTTTTGACCATCAGATTATGAAGATGAGTCCTGGCTGTCGCTGTCAACCCAAGCGATAGCGTCTTCCTCTTCAAACTGGAGACCGAAACGAACGAATACGGTGTATTCGATTGTATCCTTCTTCGCAACGTACTCACGGTTTACTGTGATGTCACGCTGGAAGCCCCAGATGCGGTTTGAAGGGAATGTAAGGTCAACGTAGTTGTCTGGGTAGTAGGGAACTTCCATTACTGGAATACCTAGTACACGAGTTGTACGTGCCTCTCCGAGAATCTGGTCAGTACCTGCAAGGTATGCATTACGGTACTGCTCAGTCCAGATGTTGTTTGCCGCTGTACCATTCTGCTTAACGATGTCAGCAAAAGTGTCAGTGCTTGCGTAGAACTTTAGACCGTTCTTGAGAGCACGATACTTTCTTGGTAGTGCGGAAATAACACCCTGGAGAACCTCTGGAGTCCAAGCACCGTTTGAAACAGTTGCTGAGTACTCGTGAGCGTCTCCACCGAATCGAACCTTACGGACAAAACCTTCCATAATGTTAAGGAATGAATTGCCACCTGTACCTGTACCATTAATGGCAAGGTCTTCGATGTCGTTTGCAAATGCGTTGGTCATAAGACGAACGAGGTGGTCCTCAAGGGCTGCACCTTCAATGTTGTCTTCCAATGCTTCTGCAGAAACTTCCCAGTCAAGACGAAGTTTCTTTGTTGTAAGTTCAACCTTGGCAAAGGTTGCACCTGCGTTTGTGTATGTAGCGTCGGCTTGGTTCGCAGCACGAATAACACGCTCACCAACATTGACCTTTTCTAGCTCCATTGTGTTGGCTCGCATTGTGACTCTGCGACCATCCTTGGCGAGAACTGTACCGTCCCAAACGTAGTCGATAAAACGACGAGCCTGTTCTGGGCGGAGAATTCCACTGCCAGCATCACCCGAAGGATTTACGGCGTTTGGTCCAGTTGTAACACCAAAGTTTGCGGTGGGGATGTTTCCTAGTGTATCTGCACCAGGAGTACTAACTCCACCAATTCCACCAGATGCGAATGCACCTTCGCCATTTACTTCGTTGGCTCCTGCACCTGGATAATTTTTGATAATCTCTTCCGACATTTTGTCACCTCCTAAGTGATTTTGTGTATTTAAAATAGATCGGCAGTTTTGAGGAAACGTCCGCCCCATAGGGATTTTTCAATCTTTTCTGATTGAATTTCCTGTACGATCTCGCCTAGATCGCCAGACTTGCGGAAGGCTGTGTCAGCTTCTACTGCATCGACACGCTTTCCAAATTCATCGAAGTTACTCTTCGCCTCTGTTACCTCATTTTTTACAGAGTCAAGTGACTTCTTTAGTTCTGATACCTGCTCGTTAAGAGCCTTGACAGTATCAGCTAGATCGCTAAAGGCTGATGTAAGAGTGTCCTTGATTTCAGCAACTGCATCAACAAGAACCTCATCTGACTTGGAGATTTCCTCATCTGTAGCCTCAACGGTGTCTGCCTTTTCTGCATCGGCTTCAACAGCCTCTGCTTCCTCTGCAGCAACCTCTTCTACACTTTCTTCGGCAACCTCTGCCTCTGGAGCGACCTCTGCTTCGGTAGCAACTTCTGCTTCCTCAGCGACTGCTTCTGTTGTTTCGTCAGTCATAGGACTTACCTCCTCATTCATCTTAGTCATACTAATGCCTTTAGCACTATCAACTAAGAACTTAACCATATCAGTCTTTTCGGAATCTGACTTCTCTACGAAGCCAATGTTCTTCATTGGTAGACCGCTAGTTGGACTAATTTCTGATTCATTTTCTGAGAGCATTACGATACCGTTTTGATCGTCCCAAAAAACATTTTCAAGTTCTGTCTGAGCGACATCTCCTGTAATTACGTCCACGCCGTCAACCTTTTCGACTGATAGAATATTTGCAAATTGGTTTGCAGGTGTGTCTACGAGTGATAGCTCAACGAGATCGTATTCTTTAATAACACGAATTGTTGAATCCATTTTTTCATCGTAGGCATCATCCCACTTATTCATTTTACCACCAATTGAAAAACCAGATAGGGTTCCGTCTAATACTTTTTCCCAAGTATCCTGAGCACCCTTTGAGACATATGCTGAAACATATACTCCATTGTAAAATTTCTTTGTGTCTGGGTCAAAGTACTTGTCTTCTTTGAAAGCTACCATCTTACCTACCGCCTTTGGCTGGTGCATCTCACGAATATTCCCACGGAATTTAGCAAAAGCTTTGAGAGATGCGTCAGCAGTAACAATGTCTGCCTGGCGATCTACGTTGTCAAGAGTCGCAAAACCAGATACGATTCTACGCTCCTTATCTACTTTAGAAAAAGGCATATCCATACGAACGGTATCACCGTCAGTATGCCAATTAGCTTTCTGAATACTCATACTGTTTTAATTATACACTATATTTTACGAAATGTTACAATGTTATAACATTTGCTAATTATTGTGAAGATCTACCTTCACCCTGTGGATTTCTACCAGTTGTAGTAGCTGCACCGTCAGACTGGTTGTTTGCTCTTTCTGCATCACGCTGACGATTATCTGCTAGGTTTGCACGAGCGTCAGTAGCCTGACGTGGTGTCATTACAAATGGCTGATCTCCATCTGGTCGCTGTGGAAGACCAAGCTCTTCACGAGCTTCGTTAGGTGTAAGAATCTGTGTCTTTACATAACGCTCTAGAATCTGTGACTGTGCAATCTCGTCAGTGAGTGTGAACTCGTTAAACTTAAACTCAAGAATGTCTGTCTTTTCACGAACAATCTTATTGATAACCTTTTCAAGATTACGCTGTTGTGGTCTTGCTACCTGCTCCTTGAATGTACGGTCTTGAGCAAGAGCTGCTGCGATGCTTGCTGCATCTCCACCACCAATCTTTGAAAGTGGGACTTGGTGAGCAACAAGAATATCGTCACGGTTACGCATACGGTACTTCTCAAAAGATGCCTCCTGTACGCCATTCTCAATTGGCTCCATTTTAAACTCAACCTTGTTACTATCTGAGTCTCCAGGAAGTGGAATGTAGAGTGTGCGGTGTGACTGTCCCTTTAGTCCTGTCTGGAGGAAACGGAACATCTTATCTTCTGCATCATCTGAAAGTTTTGCA